TCCGCCACGACGCCCCGAGGGATGCGTCGTGAGGCACACCTACCACGTCCTCAGCCGTGTCGTCATCGCCAGCTTTGCGGGTGCTGTGGCTGCCGGCTGGGCGGCGTGGCGCTGGCAGGACGCGCTCAGCGTGGTGCTCGGGCCATGACCCGCATGCCCGCGCTACTTTCCAAAATGGGGGTGACGTATCGCCAAGCCGACTACTGGCGCAGCTCTGGCTTCCTCGGGGCCGACGCGATTCCCGCCGGTTCTGGTTACCGAAAGGACGTCACCCGAGCACAGGCCCGACGCCTCGCCGTTTTGGCCGAACTCGTACGTCTCGGCTTCACCGCCGCCAAGGCTGCTGAGATCGCTCAAGTCGCAGGCGAGGACTTCGACTGGGCGGCCGACCCGTGGATCGAGTACGACGTGGGAAAGGCGGGCACCTTCATGCTCGACGTCAGCAAGGTTCCCGGATGGCTGCCGTGAGCGCCGACACCGGGCAAGGCCATGACCGATGCGGCGCGCTCGCGGTAGCGCTATGACCCGGGTGCTGCCGTACGGCGAGCGCCGCCCGCTGCCGTACATGGACGCCGAAACCTTGTGGCGACTCAAGGTTCTGTACGGAGCCGATCAGGTCAGGACCGCGCTTGAGGAGATGGACGAACCCGAAGACCGGTTCTGCCCCTGGTGCGATAAGTATCGGCCGACCTACGACGACATGTGCATGGATTGTGGGACGGACACATGATGGCGATCGACGGGGCTGTGTCACCGTGCGGCTACCCCACCTGCCAGGATTCAGACGGCAACCCGCGGCTCACCCGCGATGGCATCTGCGACCCTTGCCGGCACCGCTACCGGCATGTGCTGTACTGGCTGACTCTCGATTACGTGAACCTCAAATCCAGCCTGCCGACACCTGATGTGACGCGAGGCGGGGTGTACGAGCCGCCGAAGCGAAAGCTGTTCGGGCATCCCGCCGAGTGGGCGTCGATGACCTGCGCCGAGATTGCATCGGCGTTCAACTGGACTGAGGACGGCCTCCGCGACCATCTGCACCACTCGCCGGGTATCCGGCCAAACGCTCGCGAGACGATCCTCGTCTCCCACGGTTACCGCTACCTCACGGCCCAATTCGATGCGCTGTGCAGCTACCCGGCAGCGGCGGATACCGCCATGGAATTGTCCGAGCTGCACCAGAAAGTCCGCAGCCACCTCGGCCTGACCCGTTGGGTACAGCGGCTCCCCACCCCATGCCCGTGGTGCGACACGGCGGCTTTGGTCCGCAGCGTTGGGCAGATTGACTGCGAAGCCTGCGGCAAGACGATCACCGAGGTGCACTACGAATGGCTGGCCGGGCACATCCTCGACAGCGTCATCGATGCCTACGACGACGCGGCGGAACCAACATCGTTTGACACGTTGTAGGTGACAGTGTCTACTTGATGTCAGCGCCAGAGGTGTGCCCACACGAGCCCCGCAGAGACTTGTTTCTGCGGGGCTTCGTCATGTCCGGAGGCTGTTGGTGAACCTTGTCCCCGAATCGCTCGACGAACTCGTGACCACAACCGAAGCCGCCGAGAACATCGGGGTCGGCAAGTCCACCATCTCCAAGTGGGCCACCCGCGGCCACCTCAAGCCATCCGGGCTGGACGAGCAGAACCATCCGCTGTACCGGATGATCGACGTGCTGCGCTGCGCTCGCGACACCCGCCGCCGCGCCGTCGGCTACTCCCGCGTCGCATGAGCCGTCAAGCCAAACTCGACCGGGAACTCGGAGCCATCGGCTTCGTGTACGACCGGAAGAACACCAAAGGAATCAGCTTCTACATCCACGAGGACACCGGTGCGGAGATTAAGTTCCCGTCGGGGAATCTGAGTGACAATCAGGTGAAAGACGTCTACAAGTCGGCGCGGCAACGCATCGGGCTGGCGACGAAGGACAACAAGCGTGACCCCGAGCAGATCAGGCGCCGGAACGCCCAGGAACGCGAGCAGCTAGTCCGCGACGTTGCCAAGGCCGAGGCCCGGCTGGCGCAGCTGAGGCAGGTCTGCGATGAGACCGCCATGGCGCAGGCGGTGCAGCTCATCGAGGACTACGAGCGCCGGATGCGCTACCTCGACCGGCTGATGCGAGCCGTGCCCGCATGACCCGCCTCCTGCTGACCCGCCTCCTGAACATCTGCATCTTCACGTTCGTCACCCGCGACGAGCTGACCCGCATCGGCTGCTGGGTGTACCGCACCGCCCCGGTGAAGGCACTCACGTTGGCTGAGGCCCGCGGCTACCGCAAGGGCTACCTGGCGTGCCACGACGACATGACGCTGGCCGATCCGAACTAGGACGCGCGAGGGGGAGCCGTGCCCGGTCATGCCAAGGCGTACGAACGGATCGACCGCCGCATCAGTGAAGCCGCTGCGCGTGGCGACATGGGCAACGTCGACAGGCACCTCGACGAACGACACAAAGTGGCGACGCAAGCAACCGAATGGGACGCCGACTGCTGGGGGCTGGAGCCCGACGACTGGTGTGCATCTGAGCGCGCTGAGATTCAGCGGCGCGCGTGACCCCTCCCCGACACGCTGACTTGCCGTGGACCGTCGAAGGCTGGCTCGAGATGTTCACCCAGCGAACCGGAGCCGCAGCATGAACACGGCGACGCATGTGCCGAAGCGGCGTGTGCCGAACGAGCAGACGCTGCATCTCGCTAGCTGGCTGGCCTACCAACGGGTCAACGCCGGGGCCCGGCACGACTACGCGGTGCGGATGGCCGGCCTCGACAGTCTGTACGGCAACGCGGCGCACAACGCGAAACGCAGAAAGGCGACGGAGGCATCTGATGCGAGCTGACCCGCTGTACCTGCTCATCTCCCTCGTGGTGTTCTTAGTCGTCGTCGCCGTCCTGCTCAAGCTGCTCGGCGTCGCGCTCTAACACCCGGATGCGAGGATTGCGACCATGAGCGAGCTCGAAGACGATCCGGCCATTGAGATGCCAGACTGGCTGGGTCGCGACTACGGCCTTGAATACGCCAGCCGCGTTCGGCTTCTGTATATGCAGATGATCCACGGCGAGGTGTTCGTCCGAGTACCAGGCGCATCGGCCGACCCGCATGGCGTGTTCGACGCCACGCACTGAAACCGCGCCGGTGCGTCGCTTGAGGTGGTGGCACATGCTCACCACCGAACGCTTCGGGATTGCCACCATCGACCGCTGGCTGGCCGACGAGGCACGCTTCCTTGTGCAGGCCCGTAAGGTCCGAACTCGCCGGGCCGAGGCCGAGCAGTGCGCCTGGTTCACGATCGACCGGCTGCTCGACATGCGCCTCTCAGCGCAGCGGATGCGGCTGCCGTGAAGAAGACGTACGTCGCTCTCGTGACCTGCGGCTACTGCCACTTGCAGCTCATCCTGCGCCACGCCTGGCTCGACGACGGCGCCTTCGATCATCACGTCTTCCGCTTGCATCTGCGGCTGTGCAATGGCTAGCCGGCTGGTGGGATGTATTCCACCCAGTCACCTGAACTGTCGCCGCGGCTAGACAGGATCAACGGGTTTCTGTGGCCCAGCTTCTCATTGATTTCTCTGTAATACTTCATCCACGGTCCGAGCCTGCCATCTGCGATGGAAAGCTCGACGTAGTCGGTGGGTATGCCCCATCCAGGCATCCTGATTCTCGTAATGCCAACTCGTGCGGCTTCCGAGATCGTCATTTCTGCTCCCTTGGGTTACGTAGGGGTGTCTCGCCCCGCCTACTCATCGTCCCATCGGTTAGGTTCACGTGGCTAGCCGCAAACGCAACAAGAAGTCCACCGTCGAGCGCGGGTACGGGCGACAGCACCAGCTCGCACGCAAGATCGCGATCGCCAGGCTAGTCGACGGTCAGCCGTGCGCCCAATGCTGGTACGACCGCCAGATCATCCACCCGATGTACAAGATGTTCGCGGCCAAGCTCGACCTGTCGCACACCGCTGACCGCACGGGATACACGGGCCTCTCGTGGGCTGCGTGTAACCGCCGGGAAGCAGCACAGCGTGGTAACGCGGCGCGAGGCCGTCAGCAGCAACGCAAATCGAGCGTCTGGTAGGTCCCACATGACTGTGTCATTTGCTGAGCTGAGCCTCACCGACTACCAAGCATGGGTGGATGAGCACTACGATCTCGGCACGCACACCGTGCGGGGTATCGACTGCCGACGATGCGGGATGCACGTTTGGGCGGTCGAGAAGCATGCCGTCAACGTGCACGGAGACGATTTCGCCGCTCGCCCGGCGTACCAAGGCGGGAAAACGCTGCTCGGGTTTATATCAGACGACGAAGGCCGCATGGTCGACCCACCGACGTGCCCGCATTGCGGCAAGCCGATCGCCGGCTAGCGCGCTACGCGCAGTTGTACGTGTGGTGATGGACCAGATCGTGCTCTCCGGTCTCGAACAATTGCCACAAGCAGCCGCACGGCGCTAGCGGGATCATTCCCCACGATGGACGACCACCCTCGTCTAGTCCCTCGTCACCTAAGGGTGCGACGTAAAACTTGCCGTCGACAACCCACAGGTCGACCAACACGCCGCCCTCAAGTTCAACCCGCACTGCCACTAGCGCCACATCCGGTTGTACGGCCGCAGCAGCGTCCGGGTCACGTTCCGCCGAACTACCCGCTTGAGCAGCGTCCCTCGCTTGGCAGCGTTGTAATCGCCGGCTAGACGACTGGCGAGATAAAGCGATCGCTGCAGGCTCATGCGCTTAGCGTCCACCTACGCAGGCCACCACGCAAGGGGTGCAAGATGCCGACGATTTCTGACGAGGGCCTCGTTGCCTGGATCAACGAGCACTATGACGTTTGCTGGAACGCGGAGAGGCAAGAGGGGCAGCGGCTGTGCAGGCGTTGCGGCGAAGACGTTTGGTACACGACGAAGCACGCCCATAACGTTCACGGCGACAGCATCGAGATACTGCCACGGCGTCACCACCCTGAGATCGAGACTGACTGGCAAGGCCGGCTAGCCAGTGGCACGCAAGCACCGCGCTAGCCACCACCACACAGGCAGCCACCGCTCCTATAAGCGCAGCGCCAGGCAGGCCACCGCCGCAGCAGCCAACCTCACCAAGGCACGAGCCGCCCTCAAAGGCCGGCCACGTACAGCACGCCAGCTACAGGCGTCACGTGCCAACATCGTCAAGGCGCAGCACACACCACACACTGGCAGGCAGCGGGCCGCGTCGTTGCGCAACCTGGCACGCGCACGTGCAGCACAGCGAGGCAGGCCACGCAGCGCAGCACAGCGGGCAGCGTCACTACGCAACCTCGCACGGGCACAGCACATGCCACGCACAGCCAGGCAGAAGGCAGCAGCTAGGGCCAACCTAGCCAAGGCAAGGGCAGCAGCCAGGCACAGGCCACGCACAGCAGCCCAACACGCAGCCAGCCTCCGCAACCTGGCAAGGGCACGGCAAGCCCAACGACGCAGGCCACGGACAGCGGCACAGCGAGCAGCGTCACGAGCCAACCTCGCACGGGCACGGCACGCAGCACACAGCAGGACACGGACAGCACGGCAACGCGCCGCAGCAGCAAGGAACCTGCGCCACCGCCGGCGCCACTGACCATCCCACCTACTGGGGCCCGGTGTGTCCCACGAAACGACGCGACTACCGGGCCCCGCTTACATCGCCGCCGACACCACGAGGGGTGGGGAGCTACCCCAAAAGCGTCACGCAATGTGACCCCGCAGTCGGGCCTCTCTCCCCCCTCAGATTTAGGGTTTTAGTCACGCACAGTGTTGCCAGGTGCCAGGATTCGCGGGCTAAGACCGCTAGATGCTCAGATTCGGTTACAGATCGTGGGATCGGGGTCCGATGGGGCTGTGTGAGGCGGTTTCGGGGTCCGATCCCCGTGTGGCCCTTGAGGCGATCCGCGACCTGCTGGCCGAGCGCCTTGAGGGTGCTACGGACCGCCAGTTGGTGCATGTGGCGCCCATGGCGAAGCAGCTAGTCGACGTGCTGGACAAGCTCGGGGAGTTCACGGAGCCGGAGGCGGACAGCGTTGACGACTCCCGAGCCGATGTCGAGCGAATCCTCCGATCTGTGGGGTAACCAGGAGCCTCGGTTCCGGTCGGTGCCGCCGGCCAAGGCGTCGCTGGGCGACAAGGCTGTCGAGTTCGCGGCTGCCGCCGGGCTGTATCTCGACCCGTGGCAGCAGGATGTGCTGCGGGGGTCAATGGGGGTCGGCTCCGGCGGGAAGTGGGCGGCCCGCAACGTGGGGCTGCTGGTCCCGCGGCAGAACGGCAAGGGCTCGGTTCTTGAGGCACGCGAGCTGTTCGGCATGTTCGTCCTCAACGAGCAGACGATTATTCACTCGGCGCACAGGTTCGACACGTCACAGGACCATTTCGCGCGGATGCGGAACTTGATCGAGGGCAACCCGGACCTTGAGCGGCATGTTCAGAGCACGTACACGGCGAACGGCAAAGAGTCGATCGTTCTCCGAAACGGCAACCGGCTGAAGTTCAAAGCTCGGACGCTGTCCGGTTCGGGCCGTGGCTATGGGTCCGACCTGCTGGTTCTCGATGAGGCTCTGGTCCTGCCGGAGCAGGCGCTGTCGGCTATGTCGCCGACGCAGATCGCGCGGCCGAACCCGCAGACGTGGTTCACGTCGTCGTCGGGCTACCCCGACTCGGCCGTTCTGTGGCGCATGGTCAAGCGCGGCAGGTCAAAAGCGAAGCGAATGGCCTACTTCGAGTGGGGTTGTGAGACAGGCGCCGACCCGGCCGACCCGGAGAACTGGGCGCAGTCGAACCCAGGCCTGGGCTACAGGCTGCCGATGAGCGAGCTCGAGGACGAGTTCGGCAAGTTGACTCCCGAGGACTTCGCCCGCGAACACCTGGGCATCTGGGACGACCAGGCTGCGGGGGGGGCGTTTCCGCCTGAAGCGTGGGATTCGGCGCTCGATCCGGCGGCCGACCTCTCTGGGACGCCAACGTTTGGTGTCGAGGTCGCCGAGGATCGCTCGTGGGCGTGCATTGCCGCCGCCGGGGCCGATTCTGAGGGTCGAACGGTCGTTGACGCGGCCGAGTACCGGTTGGGGACGGCTTGGATCGGTCCTCGGGCGGCTGAGATTGCCCGTAAGCATCGCCGGCCGAGGTTCGTGGTCCGTCCGGGGTCGCCTGGGGGGTCGCTGATCGCCGATCTGATGGATCGCGGGCTGGTTGTGACGCAAGCACGAGGCCAGGACTACTCGGCGGCGTGCGGCCTGCTGTACGACGCGGTTTTAGAGGGCGATGTGCGCCATTACGGGCAGTCGCAGCTCGACGTTTCGGTCGCTGGGGCTCGTCGGAAGCCGTCGTCGGACGCTTGGGTGTGGGACCCGCGCCGTTCGGGGCTAGATATCAGCCCGTTGGTGGCGGTGACGCTCGCAATGTGGGGTTCGCAGCGGAAGGTCCGTCCGGGCAGGTTCGTCTCGTTCTAGGCGCACCAGCGATTGAACGACACGTCCTGCGATTTCAGTGCGGCCAGCGCCGTTCGCTGCGCGTCGAGCCCCGTCAGCGCTCCCACTGCAATCGCGGTGAGTACCTCGACGTGGAGATCGTCCTCAGCGGAATGGGCGGCTTCGTCATCGTCCGCCACGGCCGCGATCCGATCGACCTCGGACTTCACCTGATCGACGGTCAACGTCGCTGCAAACAGCATCTTCGGATCGTCTCACGCGGAAGGCGGGCTTGTGACAACGCTCGCCACCGCCTCCGGTTCATATTTGGGCCAGAACGGCTCTGACGGGTCAGGTTTCGTCAACCCGGTGCTGCCGCGGCTGCTGAACCAGCTTTCGGGCGACATGATGCTTTTGCAGATGCTGGACCGGTACTACACCGGCAATCAGCCGCTGAGTTTCCTAGCTCCGGAGGTCCAGCGGCGCGTTCAAGGCCGGCTGCGGTCGTTGGTGCTGAACTGGGCCCGGCTGGTTGTCAACTCGCTCGAGGAACGTCTCGACGTTGAGGGGTTCCGGCTGGCGCAGGACCAGCCGGCCGATGACGAGCTGTGGCGCATTTGGCAGGCGAACGACCTCGACGAGGGCTCGCAGATGGCCCATGTCGACTCGTTGGTGCATGGCCGCAGTTTCGCGATCGTGTGGGCCAACGAGGATGATCCGCGTACCCCGCTGATCACGGTCGAGTCGGCTGAGCAGATGACGGTCCAGTTTGAGCCGGGTACGACGCGGGTGGTTGCGGCGGCGAAGCACTGGGCGCAGGACGACATGGTCTACGCGACGCTGTACCTGCCGAACATGATCGAGCGGTACGTCGCACCGCAGGTGCCTTCCGGCGGCAAGGTAGCTGCGCCGGCTGACTGGACGTTGCGGGAGGACCCGATTCAGCACGACCTGGGTGTCGTGCCGGTGGTTCCGTTCCTGAACCGCCCTCGGCTGATGCATCCGTTGGGTGAGTCGGAACTGACCGACCTGCTCCCGCTGGTCGACGCGGTGAACACGCTCGCGACAAACATGATGACTAGCGCGGAGTACCACGCGATGCCTCGCCGTTGGGCTACCGGCATTGACCTGGGCGACGGTGAGGGTTCCGAGGTCCGTAGCTCTGAGCTGATTCGGCAGCGCTGGTCGAATTCGGCCGCTGACCATGTGTGGACCTCGGACGATGCTGGTGTGCGGTTCGGGCAGTTCGCCGAAGCTTCGCTGGACAACTACATCAGGGCGATCGAGATGCTGGCCGCGCAGATCGCCGCTATCGCCGCCCTGCCGCCGCACTATGTGGGGCTGATGTCGCAGGCGAACCCTGCGTCGGCGGATGCGATCCGGTCCGCCGAGTCGTCGCTGGTGAAGCGGGCGCAGCGTAAGCAGCGGGTGTTCGGCGGCGGCTGGGAACGCGTGATGCGTCTGGCCATGCTGGTCCGTGACGGGTCGGTGCCGCCGTCGACGCGGGCGATGGAGACGATCTGGCGTGATCCTGAGACGCCGACGGTTTCGCAGCGGGTCGACGCGGCGGTGAAGCTTGAGGGCATCGGGATGCCGTTCCGCCAGTCGCTTGAGGACTTGGGCTACGGACCGACGCAGATCGCCCGTGCGATCAAGATGCGGACCGACGACGCGCTGTCCGATGTCGAGGCCCAGCTGGGCTACGTCGACGAGATCGTCACCAAGTACGGCATCAGCCGGGCTGCTGCGCTCGCCGCGGTCGGGCTTGAGCAGGCGGCGCAGTGGGAGGCCCGGGTCGAGGCCCGTCAGCCCGGTCCTGGCGTCGCTACCGACGCGCAGATGGCTACTGAGGTCGCCATCGGCGGTGCTGTCGCGCAGGCCGCCCAACCCGGTGCGCTCGCGAACGATTCTGCGGCTGCCCCGAACACGTCCAGCCCGTAAGGGGCCGGCACAAGCCCGTAACGGGCGAGAAAGAGGTTCCGCATGGCCGAGGAAACCGTAGTGGTTGCGACCAGCGAGACGCCGGACGAGCAGGCGGCAACGCCTGACCTCGCTGCCGAAGTCGAGAAGTGGAAATCCCTGTCCCGCAAAAATGAGGACCGGGCGAAGGCAAACTCGGGCGCTGCTAAGCGGCTCGAGGAGATTGAGAACGCCAGCAAGTCGGAGACGGAACGTCTCAACGCGCGGGCAGATGCAGCCGAGAAGGCGGCGGCGGAGCACCAGGCGACCGCGATGCGGCTTGAGGTCGCGTTCGACAAGGGCCTGACGCCCGCGCAGGTTAAGCGGCTCGTCGGGAGCTCCCGTGAGGACTTGGAGTCCGACGCGGACGAGATCAAGCGCGACTTCCCTGCCGCGACAACCCGTCCCCGCGGCGATGCGGACCAGGGACCTCGCCGCAATGCCACCGCCAACCCCCGCGACGCGTTCGCGGCCCTGTTCCAGCAGTAGAGGCGCCCCGCTGCGGGGCTGCTGACCCAACCCCACCCGAAAGGTGACTCCCGTGGCGACCAGTGCCAACGCAACCCTGCTGAGTGCTGTCAACAGCACCCTGCTCCCGCCGATCATCACCGAGCCGATCTTCAAGAAGGCGTCGGAGACGTCGGCTCTCATGCAGCTCGCCCGCCGGGTGCCGCTGGCAGTGAACCGCAACACCGCCATCCCCGTCCCGATGGACGTCCCCACTGCGGGATGGGTCAACGAGGGCGGCGTCAAGCCGACCGGCTCCGAGAGCATCGGCATCAAGACGATGACCGGCAAGAAGGTCGCGCTGCTCCTCCCCGTCTCGGAGGAGGTCGTGATGACCAACCCCGCCGGCCTGTACGACCAGCTCGTCCAAGACCTCCCGACGGCGATCAGCCGCTCGTTCGACTACGCCGGCATCCACGGCCTCGACCTCAAGACCGGTGCTGCCGGCCCATTCCCGGACTATCTCGCGAAGACGCCGTACAGCCAGACGATCGGCGCGACCGCACAGAACGCGGGCGGTGTGTACGCCGACCTCGTCAAGGGTGTCCAGCAGGTCGTCAACGGCCCGACGCAGGGCTACGAGTTCTCCGGCTTCGCGGCCGACCCGCGGCTCATGCCCGAGCTGATGCTGGCCGTCGACACCGTCGGCCGGCCGCTGATGGCCGGTCAGGACGCCAACGCCCTGACGGTCGGCGGGGGTGGGCTGGCGGCGAACCTGATCGGCTACCCGGCACGGTTCAACACCGGCGTGTCCGGCAAGTACTACCGCTCCGGGAATGCGGTGCAGGTCGTCACCGTCAACGGCACGCCGACGGGCGGCACGTTCACCCTCACCGTCGGCGGCCAGACGACCGGCCCCCTCGCCTACAACGCGTCGGCGGCAACCGTGCAGACCGCGATCCAGGGCCTCGGGACAGCGGCAGCGGCGAACGCGACCGTCACCGGCGCAGGTCCGTATACCGTGACGTTCAACTACGGATCGGGTCCGATCTCGACGGCCTCCGCGCTGACCGGCGGCACCACCCCGTCGGTGTCCGTGGCGCAGAACCCGAACACCGACTCGGGGCTGCGGGCCATCGGCGGCGACTTCAGCCAGGCCGCGTGGGGTCAGGCGATGGATATCTCCATCCAGATCAGCCGCGAGGCGTCCTACATCGACTCGGCTGGCACCTGGCACTCGGCGTTCCAGGAGAACCTGGTCCTGCTGCTCGTCGAGGCGTACTTCGGCTTTGTGCTCGGGGACCCGAACGCGTTCGTGGCGTACACGCACGCAGTTGGTAGCTGACCTCAGTAGCCCGGTGCGGGGCGTCGGCCCCGTCCTCCTCCGACGCCCCGCACCGTTCACCTAGAAGGAGAGCCGCATGGCTGACACCCTCACCCACCCGCCGTGCTCGAAGTGCGGCAAGTCCGACGACCATCCGCGGCATCTGCTGGTCCGGGTGATGGACGTGGCGACACTCGCACCGGCCGGCACCTCACCGGAGCGGCTCGCCGAGCTGGAGCGCGTCTACAACTCGGCTGACCACCTGGACTGCTGCGGCTGCCACGCCGAGGACGACTTGAACCTGCCGGCCGGTTTCGAGTCGTGCCGGGATGTGGTGGCCCGCGCCGACGGTGCGAAGGGTCCCGACCTCGCCGCCCACCTGGACGCCAGTCCGCGCAACCTCGGAGGGGAGTAGCCGTGCCGCTGTCCCAAGCGCTGCAGAACGCGTGGACGAACTACCTCGTCGGGCAGACCCCGACCGCCCCCGCGGCGCCGACGATGCCGATAACGGCGATCCTCGCCTCGACGGCGGGTACGGCGACCGCTGCCGGTACCGCGGTCGCCGCCGTGACGGCGAACCCGACGATCGCCGCTGCGGGGTGGAACGCTTCGGCGACCACGGTGGCGGCGTCGAACGTGAACGCGGTGTCGTGGACTTCCAACGCTGCGATCGCGACGATCGTCGGGGTGAGCCTGCAGGACTCTGCGGCAACCCCGGTCTACCGCGGCTATGGGGCGTTCTCGGGCGCCAACGCCGCCAAGAGCATGAACTCGGGTGACACGCTGACCATCGCGGGCGGCGCTCCGGGGTCGCTGACCGTCCAGAACACCTAGCAGATGGCTGACGGCGCGGTTGCGATCACCGCCGGGTCAGGCACGCCTATCCGGGTGCTGACCGCGCTCGGTGCCGGCTCAGCGGACCAGCAGGTCGTCACGTTGGCGGACTCGGCGGGGAACCTGCTGGGGACGAACGCGCTGCCGCTGCCGATCGCGCCGGTTCAGCCGACCAACGCGCCCCGTTCCAGTGTTGCGGCGTCGACCGCGGCCGTCCCGCTGCTTGCCGCGAACCCCAACCGTCGCGGTGCGGTGATCGTGAACGAGTCCTCGGCGACGCTCTACGTCGCCTACGGCTCTGCCGGGACCGTCACCGACTACACCTACCGCGTCGACCCCTCGGGAACGTGGGTGATGGACCAGCCTGCGTACACCGGCCCGCTCTACGGCTCGTGGGACAGCGCTACCGGAAACGCCCGAGTGACGGAGCTGACCTCCTAATGCCCGTTCTGCCTCCGGCTGCCATGCCCGTCGCCTCGACGCTTGAGGTCTACGGCCACTCCTACGCGCACGCGAGCACTGCCGGTGCATCCCGCAAGCAGATGCGGTGGTCGACGCGGCTCGCCGCCATGCTCGGCGCCCACGAGATCAACTTGGCTGTCAACGGCTCCAAGCTCTGCTGGCCGGACTACGTGTTGTTCCATCAGGGCGGGGCGAACACGCTCTTTCACAACGCTGTCCGTGACCGTTCCGTTGCTCGCGCTGCGACCGGCACGGCTGCCAACCCTGGGCTGTACCCGCCTGAGGCAAACGCGGTCGCGCTCTACTGGGGCGTCAGCGACTGGCCCCGGATCGGCAACGCGAAGATCGGTGTCAACGGCCCTTATGGGCACGCGCTCCGTTCCTGCATCGCCCGGGTGCGCTGCTCGCGGTGCTTCGTCTCCAACGACTCCACCGTCGCCACCACCTCGGGGACATGGACCTCGGAGACGACGGCTGCCGTCGGCGTCCCGAACCGTGCCGGTGGCGAGACGGCCAAGAGCGCCACCGCGGCCGGGGTACTCACCGTCACCGTCCCCGCCGACTTTCCCGGTGGCACGGTCGTCTTCTTCTTCTGCGCCGACCCGACAGCTGGTGCGAACACGGTCACCATCGCCAAGACCGTCGGTGCGGGCACCAACGCGACCCTGACCTCCAACTTCGTCATCGCGGGCCCGGCGGTCGGTGACAACTCTTCGGACACTTCCGGTGGTGGTGCTCCGCCCGTCGGTACGCGATACAACCCGGTCTGCTACCGGGTGACCGGCCTCCCCGTCGGTGGTCACACCTTCACGTTGACGTTCGCTTTCGCCAGCGCCACCAAGTCCTACTTCATGGGTTATGGCATCGAGGCGACGCAGCCGCCCGGCATCGTCGTCTACAACCAGCCGAAGATTCCGTCGGCAGTTGGCTACGGCCTGTGGAACCTCGCGGGCGGCACCGGCTTCCAGGGCACTGTGTCGAACGGCCCGGTTGACGACGCGATGGTCAACAACGGGAACGCGACGACCGGGTCAGTCTGCGCCGAGTTCGACCGCTGGGTGCAGTACGTCGATGTCGACACCCGCCTCGCCGCCAGCCCCGCCTACTGGCCCGCTGGTGACCAGCACCCCAACGACCAGGGGCATGCTCTCATCGCCGCCCTCGGCTACCAGGGGTTCCGCCGGATGCTCGCCGGTACCGCGCTGGAAACCGTCGGACTGGTCGAGGCCACACCCGGGAACACGATGCTCAACGAGCCCGCCGCTGGGCAGTCCGCCGGCTACGGCGGCGGCCTGACCTCTACCGGCCGGTCGAACACCCGCCTCATGGTCCCGTTCCTGGCGCAGGCTACCGGTAGCTCCTACGCTCTCACCGCCAGCACCGAACTCAGCATGGCGAACCTGCTTGAGCGGCTCAACCTCGGCGACTACGAGGAGTACCGCCTGTCTGTCTTCGTCGTGACGGCGGTCGCGGGTGCTCGCCTCTACATGCGCTGGCAGCCGACGTTCGGCTTCCTGCAGACCGACGGCGGGTCGATCCAGCACGCCAGCCCCGCGTTCGAGCCGGGCTACTGCGACGTCGGCGCCGCCGGTGACCGGCAGGGCCTGTGGACGCCGCTCCTTCCCTTCGCGCGCCGCGGGGAGGGCGAGTGGAACCCGGCGCTCTACGGTGCGACGGCGGGAACGCTGTCCATCGCGCGCGTCTCCATGCACCTGCGCTGAGGGGTAGGCAATGAGCCTGCTCACCCTGTTCGCCCCCGCCGGTGTCGTCGTCCCCGCCACAGCACTGCTGTCCGGCACGGGTGCTGTCGGCGCGGCGGCCACGGTCACCGTTCCGTCGTCGGCCGGGTTCTCGGGTGCCGGTTCGGTAGGTGTCGCCGCCACGGTGGCTGTACCGGCTGCTGCCAGGCTCTCGGGTGCGGGCTCGGTCGGTGCTACCGCTGCGGTGGCTGTCTCTACTGCGCCCACGCTGTCCGGTGCAGGCACCGTCGGCGTAGCGGCCACGGTCGCGGCTCCTGCCGCCGTGTTTCTCTCGGGGACCGGCATCGTCGGCGCCTCAGGCCAGGTCGGCTCGGTCGCTGGCGTCACCGGCACGGGCTCGGTCGGCACTACTGGTACTGCAACTGTTGCCGTCGCCGCAACTATCGCAGGTACTGGCACCGTTTCTGCGGTCGGCAAGGTCACCGGCAGCGGCCCCGCCACCCTTGCGGGTACCGGCACCGTCGGCGTCGCGGGAACGACTGCCATGCCGGCCACAGCAACCCTCCCCGGCGCTGGCACGGTCGGCAGCAGCCCTACGGTCACGGTTCCCGCCACGGCCAGCCTGTCCGGTACGGGCACGCTCGGAACCTCAGGCACCGTCACGGTTCCTGCCACCGTCTCACTGACCGGCACCGGTCTGGTCGGCACTACTGCCACAGCGACTGTCCCCGCCGCTGCGACCCTCTCCGGTACCGGCACCGTCGGCGCGGCTGGTCAGATCGGCACGTCGGTCGCCCTCGCCGGTTCGGGCACCGTCGGCGCTACCGGCGCCGCGTCGGGGCTCGCCTCGGCTGCCCTCGCGGGCATCGGCACGCTCGGAGCGGCCACCTCGGCCACCGTCCAGGCTTCCGTCGCACTGGCGGGCGCTGGCACGGTCGGTGCAGCCGGTACGACCGCCGTCCCCGCTACGGTCACGCTGGCCGGGTCCGGCACGGTTGGGGCCGCGGCTGTCGCTGCCGTCTCCGCCTCGGTCGGCCTGTCCGGCACGGGTGCTGTCGGCGTAGTCGGCACGGCCACCGTTCCTGCCACGGCTTCGCTGTCCGGCTCGGGCGCCATCGGCGTCACGGTCGGCTCCAACGCCTCGGCATCCCTGCCCGGTGCAGGCACGCTCGGCATCACCGCTACGGTCGCTGTTCCTGTCGCTGCCGCACTCTCCGGGGTCGGCGCGGTATCTGCCGCGGGAACTGTCGGCACGGGCGCTACGGCGGCGCTTAGCGGCTCGGGCACTGTCGGGCCGACCGGTGTCTCAACGGGCAGCGCGACCTCGGTCGTTCAAGGCGTCGGCTCGGTCGGTGCTGTCAACGCGGTCAACGTCCCCACCGGCGCCGCTCTTACCGGTACGGGAACAGCCGGGTCGGCCGCGGTCCTGTCCGTGTTCGGCGCTGCTGCCCTCACCGGCACCGGGGCACTCGGCGCAGCAGGCCTGCTCGCCGTCCCCGGCTCGGCAGCGTTCCCCGGCGTCGGCTCGGTCGGCGTGGCGGGAACGGTCCGGGCGGCCGTCACCCGCGGCGCCATGTCCGCCGGCAGCCGTCCGCCGGCCACGACCCTGCCCGGTGCCCGCCCAGCCGCATCCGGCGCCCGTACCGGGGCACTCGTCGGTGCCGGCACTCGTACCGCACCGTCGATGAAGGGGGGCAGATGAGCTTCGACCTCGGCAACATCGTCCCGCTCCGGTTCATCGTCACCGACCCGACCGGCGCACCCGCCAACGGCGGGACCGTCACCCTCACCATCACCCAGCCCGACGCCACCAGTGCGGGCACGTTCACCCTCACCCCCACCACCGTCGGCACCTACGACTACGACTTCATCCCGACACAGGGCGGCCGCCACCTCGCCCGCTGCGTCTCCACCGGTGTCAACGCCTCTGCGTACACCGACGCGTTCAACGTTGACCCGGCCGACCCTGGTGGGATCGTCAGCCTCGCCGACGTCAAGGCGCAGCTGAACTTGACCAGCACCCGCAACGACGTCGAGCTGCGGTTCTACATCGAGACGGTGACTAATCTGGTCGAGCATGAGATCGGCCCGGTGCTGATTCGTACGCACACCGAGGTTGTTTCGGCCGCTGACACGATCGTTCTCGCAAAGGCCCCAGTGGTTGCTCTCACTTCGCTGGTTCCGACGTCCCCCAACTACGGTGGCTCCGCCGCGCAGTACCTGCTGGACGGGCCGTCGGGGATTCTGCGGCGGCAGGCGTTGTACCCGTACGGGTCGATGGACTGGTCAACCAACTGGAACGGCAGCGGGCAGTTGACCGCCACGTACACCGCCGGCCGGGCTGTGATTCCCGCGCCGGTACGGCTCGCGGCGATGCTCATCATCAGCAGCTTGTGGGAGTCGCAGCGGGGTGCGAGCGCGATGCCGCTGCAAGGCGGCGAGTCGGGACCGCCGAACTCGGCTGATGCGGTGCCGGCGAAGGCGATCGAGCTGCTGGCGCCGTATCGCCGCGCTCCGGTCATCGCCTGATGGGAGCGACGTGGCCGCTGATCGTCAACCGGCTGGTGACGTGGCTACCCACGCTGCCAGGGTGGGGCGACGTGGCGGTGTACGACGGGCATCCCGTCACCGCCGACATCTCGGCTGACTACCTGACGGTCGGCTACACCACCGCCGACGACCAGGGCGGCGTCTTCACTCAGACCCGTAACCCTGACGGGTCGGGGATGGACGAAAGCGGAGATGTCCGCTGCCATCTGGCTTGCCAGTCGGGCGACGGTGACCTCGCCACTGTGCGGGCCCGGGCGTTCGCGTTGACCGACGCGTTCGACGCCGGCTTGCGAGCCGACCAGACGCTCGGCGGGCTGCTGTCCCGCAACGCCGAAGTGTTGCTGTCCGTCGATGTGCTGTCGGTGCAGAACGTGCAAGGCGCGGCGCAGTCGCTGTTGTTCACCGTCCGGTACTGGAACACCGGCTACCTCTTCTAACCCCCCCTGTCGAGCCGTCCCACCGTGGGGCGGCTGTCCGTCGTGCCCGAAGGAAGGAAACGCCGTGCCAACACCAGCCGAGGAGCTCGCTCAGGCGCAGCTCGCCGAAGCCGCCGAGTGGGGGACGTACACCGCCGCGTTCCCCGTCGACATCGCCGGGGTGCGGGCGTTCAACGTCGGCAACCCCGTCCCTGCGTCCCACGTCGAGCGCGGCGTCGTCGACGCCAGCCTCGTCACGAAGGTCGCCAATCCCCCGAAAGTCACCAAGGCCGCTGCCGCCCTGCCCGCCACTGTGATCGGAGCCTGACATGCCCAGTCCTGTCGTCACCCGCCCCGCCCTCATCACCGACCCGGGATGGCTCTACTGGGCACCGCTCGGTACAGCGCTCCCGGCTTCCCTCCTGACGGGTGCGACGGCACCGGTCACCGGGTCGCAGTTCACCGACGTCTGGCCCACCCCGTGGGTGTGGCTGGGCTTGACCGACGCCGGCTCCGACTGGCACTACAACATGGCGATGGCGCAGGTCGACGCCGCCGAGCTGTACGACCCGGTCGCATGGCGCACCACCGGCCGCACGTCGTCTGTGACGTTCGCGCTGCAGAACTACACCGCGACCAACGTCGGCCGGGCACTGAACGGTGCGACGATGACCGTCACCGGCACGACCACGACCCAGTTGACGAAGGTCACCCCGGTCCAGCCCGGTGGTGAAACCCGGTTCATGATCGGGTGGGAGTCGACCTCCAGCGACGTGCGCAAGGTTGCCTACCAGTGCGTCAACTCTGGTGACGTGGCCGAGATGTTCAAGAAGGCCCCGGCGAAGGTCACGATCCCGTTCAACTGCAACTTCGAGCTGCCCTCGACCGGTGTCAACCCGGTGGAGACGTGGTTCGCTGGCACAGTCCGTGGCTAGCGTCGCCTTCTTCGGCGAAGACTTCGGTCTCGCCGGGGAGATGTCCGAGTTCGCGCTGCTGGAGTTCGCGGAGGCCGCGGCCGACGGCGAGGACGGCGACAGCATGCAGGGCATGGCCGCGATCCTGCGGCTCCTGCGGGACTGCATCACGCCAGAGGACTGGCCCCGCTTCCGGAAGGTCGCACGGTCCAACCGGGCAAAGTCGTCCGACCTGCTGCCGGTGATCCAGGCCACGATGACGGCCGTCGCTGAACGCCCTACTGGGCTGCCCTCCGACTCCTCGGATGGGCCTGTGGTCATCGAGCTGAAGTCAGAGCCGAGTGTCGACGAGAAGGTTTGGGCGATCGCCGGTGGCCGAGTCGACAAGTACTCGATGCTGATGAACGCCCGGGAGTTCCAGGACGTTTGACCCTGGTCGACCTGTGCGACGTGGCGTACGTGATCCACGTCGAACGCCTCGAGCGGCAGGTGCTGTCCGACCGGCAGGCCGCGGCGACGTTCAAAGCCGCCGGGGCCGAGAAGGTCGAGATGCCGACGGTGGACGAGCGCCGTGCTGATTTCGACGCGGCTCTCGTAGCCGAACCCGAGCCTGAGCCTGCCAATGTCCGTCTGCTGCGAGCGATCGGGGTGGCATGACAAGCATCGTCGGCCCCGGCAACAAGCAGCTCGACCTGCTCGCGATCCGCATGCGGGCAGCAGGTGACGGCGGCCTGCGGCGTGAGCTGCTGGCCGGGCTGCGGGCGGGGGTCCGGCCAGTGATCCCGGCGCTACAGGAAGCGGCCCGCTCGGAGCTGCCCCGTAAGGGCGGGCTGGGCGAGTGGGTCGCCGGGTCGCGGTTCACCGTGCGGACAAGCCTGACCCCTGGTGTGGCACGGGTGCAGATCGTCAACCAGCCGAGCAGGGACACGTCCCGGCGCGGCAGCGGGTCGGTGCAGTTCGGCTCCGACAAGGGTGTCGTGCGGCACCCGGTGTTCGGGCACATGGACCGCTGGGCGCAGACGACGGTTCGTAGCGGCTGGTTCTCTCGTACCGTTGAGGGGAAGCTGCCTGAGGTCACCGCTGAGCTGACGGCGACTATGCGAGCCGTCGCGGACAGGCTGGCCGGCTGATGCCTGCGCTGTCGATGATCTTCGATGTGATCGCTCGGGACGGCGCGTCGCCGGCGTTTCGCACCGTCGGCGTCGAGGCGAAGGCGCTTCAGCGGGTGATGGAAGAAGCCGACGCGAAGATGGCGCTGTCGTCGAAGGCGACGGCGGATGAGATCAAGAAGTCGATGCTCGGTATCACCGAAGCGGAGCGTGCGGCCAAGGTCGAGGCCAAGACGATGTCGGCGGAGATCGCAGCGTCGATGGCGAGCATGGCTGAGGCGTCGAAGCTGGCGGCGGCGAAGACGCTGGAGGCTGACGCGGCGATCGCTAAGGGTCAGGCTGATCTGGCGGCGAAGACCGAGGCGTCGTCGGTGGCCCGCAAGAAGTCGCTGATGAACGTCGGCCTCGCGTCGGCGTTGACTCTCACGGCGGTTATCGGCGAGTCGGTGAAGATGGCCGCAGACTTCCAGCAGAAGACGTCGATCCTCGTCACTGCCGCAGGCGAGTCGACGACAGCGATCGGTCACGTCCGGGCCGGCATCCTCGACCTCGCCGCCAGTACGGGTGCGTCGTGGAAAGAGCTGTCTGACGGGGCGTACATCCTCGAGAAGGCTGGCTACCGCGACGCCGACATGCTGCAGATCCTGAAGGCAGGCGCGCAGGCCGCTGCCGAGGAAGGCGCGAAGCTGTCGACGGTCGTCGGCGCCACGTCGGCGGTCATGCACGACTACCACCTGCCGGCTTCGGCTGCCGTTTCAGTCACCAACGGGTTGAAGGCCGCAGCCGGCGAGGCGAAGGCGACGTTTGAGCAGTTCGACGCCGCGCTCGGCACAGTGGTTCCGCTTGCCGCCAACGCGAAGATCAGTTTCGCGGACGTGTCGGGTGTTCTGGCGGAGATGACGCAGCACGGCATCAGTGCCGACGAGGCGGCGCAGCAGATTTCCAACTCGATGCGGAACCTGGTTGCGCCGAACATGGTGGCGCAGAAGATGATGGCGCAGCTCGGCATCAGCGTGAATGACGTGACGACTCGCGTCGGGGACGGTCCCGGTGGGCGTGGACTGGCCGGCACGTTGCAGTACCTGTCGGAGACGGTGTTGCGGCACATGGGCCCGTCGGGTCTGGTGCTGCTGAACACGTTCAACCAGTCGAAGATGGCCGCTGACGATGCGCGGACAATGTTCGCCCGGCTGTCTCCCGAGGCGCAGAAGCTCGCCGACTCTTTCCGGAAGGGCGAGATAGGCGTCGGCGCGTTCCGGAAGCAAGCCAAGGGGCTGCCGGGCGAGATGGGGATTCTGGCTGCCCAGTGGCTCGTGACGTCGGGCAACGCTAACGGTTTCCAGCAGGCGCTGCGGAACGGGACGAACCAGTCGAAGACGTACAACGACATGATGAAGACGCTGACTGGCGGCGCAAACGGGCTGAATGTCGCCCTGAACACGACGATGGGCAACGCCGACGGCACCAACGAGAGCATCAAGCGTGTCGCCGAGCAGATGAAGAACGCTGGGCAGGACGTCAACGGCTGGAAGATTCAGCAGGGAAACTTCAACCAGCAGCTAAAGGAGATGGGCGGCGAGTTCGACAAGCTGATGATCAGCTTGGGGACGCGGCTGCTGCCGGTCCTCAGCAAGTTCACGGGGTTCCTAGCGGACAACCCGAAGCTCGTGGCGGCCCTGGCGGCTGTGATCGGCGGGGCGCTCGTCACCGCAACTGTGGTGTGGACCGCGTCGCTGATCGCGATGGGCGCGGCGTGGGTGATTGGGCTCGGGCCTATCGCGTGGGCTGTCGCGGGGATCGCCGCGCTCGCCGCCGGGGTGATTTACGCCTACAACCACTTCAAGTGGTTCCGTAACGCGGCAGATGACCTGTGGGCCAACCTCAAAGGCGGCGCCAAGCAGATTGCCGAGTTCACGGGGATTGTCGTTCGGTTTTTCGAGCGCATGTGGCACGACGTGTCCGGTTTCGTGATGCGGATGCGTGACGACGTGAACACGTTCATGTCGCGCATGTGGAAAGACGTGCCCGGCTTCGCGGAGCGCATGTGGCACGACGTGTCGACGTTCTTTCAGCGGATGTGGCACGACGTGGCCAGCTTTGTCGAGCGTATGTGGCATGACGTGACCGGTTTCGTGATGCGGATGCGGAACGACGTCAATACGTTCGTCTCCCATATGTGGCACGACGTGACCGGCTTCTTCACGCGGATGAAGGACGACGCTGTCGGCATCTTCGACGCCATCGGGCGCTTCTTCGAAAAGCACTGGCGGCTACTGCTGGCAATCGCCACCCTCGGCCTCGGCCTGATCTACATTGTCATTCAGGATCACTGGAAGGCGATATCCGGCTTCTTTGTTCGGATCTGGCATGACGTAGCCGGCTTTATGTCACGGATGTGGAGCGACGTGACCGGCTTCTTCCGTGTCGGCGCGCTGGCTGTCGCGGCCGTCGTCACGAGCTTGTGGCACGACGTGGCCGGCCTCTTTACGTCCGGAGCGCGGGCCACCTCGGATACGACCAGCGGGATCTGGCGGACGGTCACAGGCTTCTTCTCCCGGATCTGGCATGACGTGACCGGATTCGTGACCCGCATGTGGAACGACGTGACGACGTTCTTCCGCGTAGGCGGGCTGGCCGTCGCCGCGATCGTCACCGTGTTGTGGAGGCAGGTCGTGGACCTGTTCACCCGGCTGTGGACCGACGTGACGAACTTGGTGACCCGGCTGTGGCACGACGTGGTCAACCTCATGACCCGTATGGCAGCGGACGTGGGGGGCGTTCTCGGACCGTTCGTCATGCGGGCCGTCGCGGGGTGGCAAAGCCTGTGGCGCGGAGCTACCGACTTCGCGTCCCGGCTGTGGCATGACGTGGTCGGCTTCTTCGGCCGGATGCGTGACGACGTGGTCGGCATCTTCGACGACCTGGTGACCAAGGCGGGCCGGGTGTGGGACCGGATCAAGGATCTGATCGCCAAGCCGATCAAGTGGGTGATCGAGAACCCGTATGACAAGGGCATCGTGCCGCTGATTCACGGCATCGGCGACATCCTGCACGAGCCGGGGATGCAGGGGCTGCAGCAGCTCCACTTCGCAACCGGCGGCGTGATCCCCGGCAACCACAACCAGGACACGGTGCCGTTCTTCGGCACACCCGGCGAGGGCGTTGTCAACTTGGGCGGCATGGCCAAGCTGGGCAGGGCGGGGCTGGATGCGCTCAACAACAGCAGTGGCAGTAGCGACGGCAGGCACTACGCCCCGGGCGGCATTCTCGGCTCTATCGGCAACGCGGTCAGCTCAGTCGGTAACACGCTCGGCCGGATCGGGCACGACCTCGTCCACCCGACCGACCTGTTCAAGGACCTCAAGCAGCTTGCAGCCGGCGCGCTGGCGTCGGTTGCCGGCCCTGTCGTGCACACCCTTGAGAGCGTTGCTGACGGTGCGCTGAAGGGGATGGGTGAGCCGGGCCGGTGGATGGGCAAAGAGGTCCACAACATCGGCGACGCGCTGTTGACATGGCTGTCCGCTAAGGACGCAGCGCACAACGCGGCGTCGTCCGCCGGTGGTCTGTCGCAGGTCGGCAACGGCACCGACATCGTGAACGACGCCCGCAAGTACCTCGGGCAGCAGTACATCCTCGGTGGCGACCCGTACGGCCCTGGCGGTACCGACTGTTCGGGTCTGGTCGACAGGGTGATGGCCGACCTCGGTCACAAGCTGCCGGGCCGGCCGTTGACGTGGGACCTGGTCAAGATGGGCCAGGCGGTCAACTACGGCGACGCCCTGCCTGGCGACCTGGTGTTCACCAACTACGGCGAGGGCGGGATCCCCGGCCCGGGTCACGTGGGGATCTACGAGGGCAACGGGCGGATGATCGACGACCCCAACCCGTCGAGCCACGTCCGCGAGGAGGCTGTCTGGGAAACCCCGGGCGCGGTCCGCAGGCTGTTGGTCGACCACCTGCCGACCATCGCTGCTGCGGTCAACGGCAACTGGGCCAACGTCGTCTACCAGGCGCTGCAGATGGAAAACCTGCCGGCGTCGGCCGCTGGTGGTGTGCTCAGGCTGATCCAGTCCGAGTCAGGCGGGGACCCGAACGCGCAGAACAACTGGGACTCGAACGCTCGTGCGGGGACGCCGTCGCAGGGGTTGATGCAGCTCATCCCCGGCACGTTTGCGGCGAATCACTGGCCTGGGACGTCGAACTACCTCCGCGACCCGCTCGCGAATGTCGCCGCCGGCATCAACTACGCGGTGAAGACGTGGGGCATCGGGATGCTGATGGGCGGCGGCCGGCACGACGGCACCGGCCGCTACGTCGGTTACGCGAACGGTGGGATGCCTCCGATCGGCCGGCCGTACTGGGTGGGGGAGCAGGGACCGGAGCTGCGGATCGACCACGTCCCGGGCCGCATCGTCCCCCACGGGGAGTCGATGGCGATGACTCGCACTGCCCCGCTGGTCCACATCGAGCACGTGAACACGCAGGTCGACTTCGAGCTGATTGCCCGTCAGGTCGAGTTCCGTGAGCGGGCGGGGCGGCTCTGATGGCCGTCGCGTCCACGATGCGGATTACCGACCTGGCGGGTAACGAGCTCTACTCGGTGGGGGCGTTCACCCCGACGGTCCTGAGCAAGCTCGACGTCGGGTTCCCGACGTCGAGGGCTGTCACCACCAACCGGTCGGGCGGCAACGGCACGTCAGACACCACCCAGTTCTGGGGGGATCGGGCGATCGTCGCCGAGCTGACGATGGCTGCGCCGCCGAACACGGACAGCGCGGTCGACACTCTCGCCGGGCTGATGAACCCGGCGGCCCGCTACTACCTGTACATGCAGCGCCCCGGCTGGACTGGGGAGCGGCGGACCCTAGTCCGGGGGGCGTCGTTCGCCTGCCCGCCGGGGACGGTGCGGCTGGCGCAGGCCGGTTGGGTTGCACCGTCCGGCACCCTCGAGGACTCCGTCCTGTCGCAGGTCGGCATGTCCCCGACGGGTTCCGGGTCGGGTGGCGTGACGTTTCCCGTCACGTTCCCGATGGTGTTCGACCCGGGCCTGGTGCCTGGTGCGGCGCAGGTCAACGTCGGCGGGACGGTGCCGACCCCGATTGTGGCGTACCTGTTCGGGCCGTGTTCGGCGCCGCTGCTGCGGTGTGTCACGACCGGCCAGCAGATTTCGTTCGGCTCGCTTTCCATTGCGGCGGGCGACTATCTGGAGGTCGACACCGGGGCTCGGACCGCGACGCTGAACAGCGACCCGAACCAGTCGCGCTATTCGGCGATGGACTTCGGGACGTCGATGTGGTGGCAGTTGCCGCCCGGTGCTGTGCAGATCGTGTTCTCACCGTCCACCCCATCCGGTAACTGTCAGGCGCTTGTGACATGGCGCGGAAGGTGGCTCTAGAATGGCCCTGCTCTCACCGCTCTACCTCCAAGCGGCCACCGGTGACACGGCGATCGCCTACAGCGGGCAGCAGTTCCGTGCCCTGGTCGGTGCGATGGCGACCTATCCGGGGGTGATGCTCGCCGGTGACCTGAGGGTCGCGCAGCGCGCCGCGGGTGCCAACCTGTCGGTGGACGTCGCCGCTGGAACGGTGTTCATCCAGGGCGGCTCCATCGCCTACCAGGGCTCCTATTTCTGCCAGTCCACATCGTCAATCAACATGGCGCTGTCCGCGGCTGACCCGACGAACCCCCGCGTCGACCTGATCGTCGCCCAGTTGTACGACAAGCAGTCCGACGGTGGGACGCAGTACTCGTGGACTCCGCTGGTGGTGACGGGTACCCCGGCGGCGACCCCTGCCCCCCCTGCTGCGCCTGTCTCGTCGGTGGTGCTGGCCCGTGTCGCGGTCGCTGCGGGTGCCGCGTCGGTGACGAACGCGAACATCACCGACGTCCGACTGTTCGCCACCGGCTTCTCGTCAACGGCTATCGCCGCGAACTATGCCGCGCTGCCCACCACCCCCCGTCAGGGTGACATGGCGTTTGAGCAGGACACGAAGATCCACGTTGTCTACGACGGGTCGGTGTGGCAACGCTTTACCCCCGTATACGCGGGCTACTTCTACGGTACGACGGACGCCAACGGCTACCTGACGATCCCGTATCCGAGCAACCTCGGGTTCACCCCGTCGTCCACGACGACGGTGCTGGCGTCGATCATCGGAGTCGCTGGCGGAACCGCCATCCCCTCACAAATTGTAATCAACAACGCCGCCATGACCGCGGCCAGCTTCCAGGTCCGGGTGTTCGTCACCACCGGCGCCGTCTACGCCGGCAACCTCACCATCTCCTACCTGATCCGCCGCTGACCGGTGGCTGTCTGGACGTTCACCCACGGCCCGTGGACCGGACTCCCGACCGCCGGGCTCCCGACCATCACCGGCCGGACCGCCACCTGGCGGCTCGTCGGCAACTCCGAGGCCGCGTTTACCATCGACGGGACCCTGCCCGAGACGGCAAGGATTCAGGAACTCATCTCCGACCTGTGGGTGCTCCGCAACGGCGTGCCCTACTTCCGAGGCCGGGTCGGCGCCACGTCCGACAACCTCGACGGAACGTCGCATCAGGTCACATTCAACGCCGCCGACTACCGGGCGGTGCTCCGCCGACGGATCCTGTTCGACGCCGACACGCTCACCTACCCGTCGCAGGACATTGCCCTCACCGCCTGGTCGCTCATCAACCAGACGCAAGGCAAACCCGGCGGCAGCCTCGGCATCACCCGCGGCGTCGGACAGACGGCGGGCAGCAGCCAGGCCCCGACGTTCACCGCCGGCAGCAGCGTCGGCGACATGGTCGACCAGCTCGGCCAGGGTGTGCCCGGGTTCGACTGGGACATCAACCCGACCGGCACCGCCAGCACCCTGAGCACCGGCCTCACGTTCGACACCTACTCACCCCGCGGCCAGGACCGGCAGACCGTCCTCGACTACGGCGGCCGGGTCGCCAGCCTGACCCGCAACGTCGACCCCGGCGTGTTCGCCAACGCGCTCCGCGTCACCGGCGGCTCCCCGCCCACCGGCACGGCGCCCGCACCCGTCGCTGTCACCGAGTCGGGGATCGCCACCGACCCGGCTGGCCGGTTCGAGGCGCAGTACGGCGACACGACGGTTGTCACGACCGCCGCCCTGCAGGCCCGCGCCAGCTACCAGTTGGCGGCACAGCAGAACGTGGCGCCGGTCTACACGGTGACGCTGAACCCGAACACCTGGTCCGGCAAGGACGACCTGTGGCTCGGTGACCCGATCATCCTCAAGGTCAACTCGGGCAGGCTCGCGGTCGTCGCCTCGCTGCGGGTCTTCGAGATCAAGCTGACGCTCGACGATGCGGGCGACACGGAGAAAGTCGACGTCACGCTCGGCGCCGCACCATCAGACCGCCGCTGGCTACTCCGCCGCTTCGACGCCCGTCTGACCGCGCTAGAGAAGCGTTAGGACCCCGATGCAGGTCAACGTCCTCACTGACGGCACCATGCAGCTCATCGACGGCCAGATGTCGTGGGCTCCGCTGACCATCGCCCAGGTGCAGGCACTCAACGCGCAGATCGGCGCGGCGCAGAACGCCCAGTCAAAGCTGACGATGACGCAGTCGATGCAATGGCTGGTCACGAACCTGTCGCTCGCCTCAGCGTCGATGAAGGTGACGACGGTCGCGACGCAGACGGCGATCAACGTGACCGCCGACCCGTCGACGTTCGCGCAGATGCAGCAGGCACTTGGGCAGGTCCCGGCGACCCCGCTGCCGGTCGGCAGTCCGCCGGCGCCGCTGACCTATGGCCCCGTGACGATCGTCCAGGGATGAGCCTGACGGCGCTCGAAAGGCGCTGACCCATGCCCCTGCTACGTCGACGGACCGAAAGGAACGATCCGATGGCACCGCAGGAGGGCTACTCCGACGCTGCGCTCCGAGCCGCGTCGGATGCGGCGCAGAACATGGCGTCACGGACAGCAGCCGAGGACCGTGCCGCCCGCCAGCTTGAGCTGTCCATCAACGCGGTCAAAGAGTTCGCGCAGACCGGGCTAGATGCGCAGTGGAAGCAGTCGGACGCGGCGCATGAGATGCTCGGCCAGCAGATAGGCGACGCAAAGTCAGCGCTGTGCAACAAGATCGCTGACGTTGACCGGCAGTCGGAGTTCCGCGACGCGGAGCATCAGCGGGACACCGACCGGCTTGCGGACGCGATGCTCAAGACGGTTGACGACCGGGCCAAGGCGCTTGCCGAAACAGTGGAAATATGGCGCACCGGCCATGAGCGGGTCCACGAACGCGAAGGCGAAGCACTGCGTGTCGCCCTGGCCGAGGTCGCCCGCGCCGCCGAACTGCACGCGAAAGCGCATGAGCAGCAGCACGACGCGCACAACGAGATCCACGTCCGGGAGAGGCAAGCCAGCGAGAAGGCCGAGACCCGGCTCGACCAGCGGCTCGCCGACACGAACCACGCCAAAGAGCAGGCCCGGGAAGACTCCCGGACGTTCATCACCCGTGAGGTGATGGAGGCGCAGATCCACATCCTCGAAGGTCGGGTCGAGTCTGGGACGAAGGAGCGCGCGGCCAACTCGGAAGCGATCTTGAAGTTGCAGTCGACGGTGGTCACGCGGGACACGATCGACGAGAAGATGACGGCGGCGGCAACGACGGGCCGTGAGGCTGAGCGGATCGCGACAGCCCGGATCGAAGCGCTGGAGAAGACCTCGACGGGTTCGAGCGCGGCGTCGTTGCAGACCCGCTACCTGTTCGCCGCGTTCATCTCGGTGGCGACGGTCGCGCTGGTCATTTGGGGCCTGTACCTGTCGCACCATCACTAGGAGCCAGCGTGACGCATCCCG